TTGGTTGCGGCGTGGAGTCCACGCCAGAATCGTTGATGGTTTTTTCGCCATCAGTCGAAAGTGTTTTGTCTGTATTGGTATCAGACGGCTCTTCTAGTTGAGCAAAGAGTGCGGAGAACCAATCGCGGCCAGCAGCACCTCCCCAGAGGTTTGCCGCTACATCCGCAGGAGTATTAGGTTCTGCTTCCAAGAATCGGTCGTTGCGTCCCCACCAAGCGTTAGCTTTGCGGATCTTGTTTTCGGTAGGAGCCTCTCCTGCAACCAGCGATTTAGCATCGGTAACAGTTGCTGGCTCTAGACCGTCACCAGCAAGACCTTCCTCGTATTGCTCAAGACCTCGACGGAGGTTGTTCTTGACCGTCTCAGGAGCAGTCTTGGTGACAGCGCGAGGATGCCATTTAGCGGCCATAGCCAACTGCTTGATGGGTTTGTCCACCAAGCCAAAAGCTAGAGCCTCAGCGGTGGTAAACCAAGTCTCCGCTTTCATCGCGGCGCGGATAGACTCAGCAGAGCGTCCGGTCTTCTTGTGATACACTCCAACCAACACCTCAGCGTGTTGATCCAAAGCCTCAGCCATCTTCCGCATATCCTCGGAAGTACCAGAAGCCATACCTGACGGATCGTGGATCATCATCAGAGCGGCATCAGCCATCTCGACGCGATCACCAGCAAGAGCGATAATTGACGCAATGGAAGCAGCGATACCCACAACGCGAGTGGTCACCGGAGCTTTGCGACCGCGCAACTGGTTGTAGATCGACAAACCATCCCAGACGTTACCGCCGGGAGAGTTGATCTCTACAAGCAGCGGACCATTGCCAATCTCGTTGAGTACATCCGAAAACTGCTTTGCAGATAGACCGCTTCCACCATACCAGTCTTCGCCAATCTGATCGAAGATCTGAACGGTAGCAGGATCACCGGCAGCGTTTGCCGGAGCGAAGTAAAGCCAATCTGACTTCTTGGTAAAACTCATTCGTTTTTCTTGGCTTTTGGTTTCCGAGTTTTCTTGACGGTAGCGGTAATCTCTTCCTGCTCTACAACAACAGGTTGCGACCCACCTTCTGACGGAGCGATTGGAGACGGAGATTCAGAAGGATCGCCTTCAATGTCAATAGCCGGTGCAACACTAGTCGCGGGACGCTCTTTCTGAATCACCGAAATCTCAGATACATCAACGCCGTATTTAGCGGCTAGTTGACGTACAAACAAAGCTTGTTGCGCTTTTGACTCTAAAGCAGAACGCCAATCAAGACCACGCGCACCATAGACTTCATCAAAGGTAACAACTCCTGCTTCTAGTTCTGCCAATTGAGCCGCAGAATTACGGCCAACGTCAACATTCGGGGAGCGCGGAGCGGTAATTGAGACTTCGTACCAATCGCTAGGAGCGTCGTTTAGTGTGGGATCGTTCTTAATCGCGTACTCCATCGCGTACTCGTAAATACGACGAGCCGCTGAAGCCATAACTTGATGGCGAGAGCGGAACCAAACAGACGACATATCTAGCGCACCGCGATAAACAGTCCCCTGCATTGACTCTGGGTAAACCAGAACGTAAGGGATACCAACGCCAGCACAGACTTTCTCAGTCAGTTGTCGCCAGTACTCGCGCATATTGACACCGGGACGCTCGGTCGCGAACTGCTCGAAACTGTCGCCGTTTTTCATCACCTTCACGCCAGATCCAAAGACCTGTTCGTAATAGTTCTCGGCGGTGTTTACGCTCGCTCCAGCAGTACCAGCGCGGAGGTTGCTCGCTTGGACTTCACCAGCGTCAGTCTTAACGATCTGAGCCACAGAAGCACCAAGCTTACAAGCTTCCATCTCCAGCTTTTGCAGATCATCGAGATCGTGGAGATCGTTGATAACCGCCGACACAAAAGGAAGACCTCGGAGTTGACCGGGACGATTCGGTTCGTAGATATGGACTACGGAATCAGAAGAAATGGAGCGAACATCAGTCAGGTTACCCTGAGTTTTTTCCGCTCCGATAAAGTAGGATATGGCTCGTCCAGTGCGAGGATCAAACCGGATACCGTCAAAGACAGTCTCGTCTGCTTGCATCCCTGCCGGAGTCGCAATGGATTGAGCCTCAATAAGCTGCAATCGAGGTTTGCCGGTCTCCCCTTTGGTGAGCAGCAGGAACGACTCGCCGTCGTAGAACCATCCGCGAGCGGCTTGCCCCATCAGAGTGCTAAAAGATTGACGAGAACCGATATCAGGATAACGGCTCCAGACATCAAACCACTTCTTAGCTTTGAGATTCCAAGCGGAATCACTAGAAGCTGGTTGAACCGAGAAGCTAGAGCCAACAGTGTAGCTCTCAAACAGATCACCAAGCCTATTCAGTACAGCGTTGTTTTGCTCAAAAAAGCGAGACTTGCGAACGATGGCTTGACGGGTCGCGCTCGTAACATCAAATCGCGCGGAAGTGTAGGAGGTGTCGAGATACGAACGACGCAATGACTGACCGGCTCCTTCGTATTTGTTAACGGGAGCGGGAAACAGCTTGTTCGCTATGTTTTGAAGAAAGCCCATTAGCTCATTCGGGTTGTGGCTTCACGGCGGAATTGCGTGAAATCCCCATAATACCGAGTAGTTGAAACCAGAACGGCGGTCAGCATCTTGTTGTAAATCTGGAGATCGGTGGGACTAGCGATCCCATCACCAGAGAGAAGCGTTACGGCGTAATCGTAATCGGTTAACAGAGACTCCCACATTTCCAGCATCTCAATTGGAGCGGCTGTACCTTTACCGGGTTCAGCGAACTCAACGGAAACGTCAGAGCTAGAAGTGCTGCGGACTACATTCCCGCTCTCCATCGAGTTAGCGGAAACGGTCAGCTTTGCCGTTAAAGCCTCAAGCAGTGTCAAAGCGGCTTTGCTCGCGTAGGTCGTACGCAAGTAACTCCGCTTAGTTGCTACTGTGTATGTGAACACTTGCGCGGACTATCAAGAGACCGCGAAGTTTGTCAACCACTAGAATTTTCCGAGGTACTAGAAGTTAGGTCTCCCCACAACATAACCATCGCTAACTGCATGATTTCACAGTCATGCAAATGGTCCGGCCAACGAGTGTTTCTTTTAAACCACAAGTGTTTGATCCTACCGGAGCGGTTAGCCGTTGGCTTGAGAAGATGGCTGTCTAAGTGCTTCCAATAGGTGTCGGAATCGCTCGCAAAAGCCCCTTCAGCTTCTAGCGGAGCAGGGAGGCTACAAACACTCCATTGATGAGTCTCGCTTCCCTTACGGAGCCGCTGGAGCACCTCACGCATATGCTCGGTGTCAAAGACAAGCAACGGTTGTACAGCGTCAGTCCGCATCGAGGTGGAGGTTGTGATTCCAAAGGGATGGATTGAGCCGGTCTTAGACGTAAATCTGGCTCCGGTCTCTCGGCCTTTGAGCGGCATCCAACCGATCAGCATAGGCTTTCGCAGACCTCCCTCTGGTGGATACCGCAGACCGCATGGATAGTTTATCGGGCTTGCGCTACTCTGCGAGAACTCCGCACAAGCGTCGTAGACTGCTTGCGTGTTGTAACCGGAATCAACGCCAACATCCATGTCATGGACGTTGTACTGGAGTTGTATCCTACGGAGTGCGGCAAAGTCATCAGCGTGACCGGCTCCAACCAGACGGGAGTTGCCTTTGCTCCATTCTCGGCAGACCCACCACAAGAAAGGAGCCGCAGCTTGTACGTCAGCGGTTAGATAGCGTCTGGCTTCAGGGATGCCAGCATCAGAGACAATCTCGACTCGGTCCTGTTGAGTCTCCTGATTCTCCCACGGTTCAGCCAACATCCCGTTAATAAAACCCTGCAAACCCATCATCGAGCTTTTTGCTTCCAAGAATGCGACAGCAAGGTTTCCCCAAGTACACTTTCGATCTGGGGAATACAAAGACGACAGATGATAAGACCTTACGCTCGGGAGGCTGGCTTTATTCTCCGAGATCCACTTGCCGTGACGTAACCCTGCAACCTTTTGGCTGTCAGATATCTTCCCCTGACAGAGTTGGCAGACGTAGTGGGCGGTAGTACGGATGCGTTGCCAGTCGGGTCGTCCGTCTTCTAGTTTCTCGTTCTCCCAAGTGACTTGTCGCCACTCCAGTTTGATATGTTCGCGGCAGTACGGGCAAGGGATGTAATACCTACGCTGGTCCCCTCGCAGATAACGCTGCCAGATTCTGCCCTCTGAGGTTGTGGGAGTGCTGGTGAAGAAGGCTTTGGAACTGCTGAACGCTTTGAGTCGCTGCTCGGCAAGATCCAAAGCGTCAGCTTCCTTTGCGGTCGCATCAGCGAATTTATCCACCTCATCTGCAACTAGGATTCTGACGGGACGGGAAGCTAGATTTGCCGGTGAGTTGCTCCCCACAAACGTCAGAGTACAGCGGTCGAATTGCTGCTCAAGATTGGTGATCTGGTCTTTATCCGTAGGGAACCGCGCAACCATAGCAGGAGAGTCTTCCAGCATTGGCAACCAGCGCGACTTGCTGAAGCTACGAGCAAGATTCTCACTCGGCATCAACCACAGCGCAGGAGACGGCTCTACGTCGATGGACCAAGCGAGACCGGCCATCAGCGTCGTTGTCTTACTGGTCTGCGATCCCCAACACAACGTAACCTCGGAGACCGCAGGATCTTTCCAAGATTCCAACGGTTCTCGGCAATATGGTCTGACCGCCGTAGAGAAGGGACCGGGATGCTCTGTCTGACGTTGGCTTAGAGTAAGATTACTCTCAGCCCACTCGACAACAGACTGCCGTGGAGTCGGTCGCCACAATTGTCGCCGGAACTCTAGGATCTCAAGCTCTAGGTCTGTCATCAGAATAGTTGGTTCATCTTATATTTCATAGCGGTCGCCATATTAATTAACGCCATGCGATCTTTTATTCCGTTAACCAGACGGTCCTCAACCTTATGGTTTGCCGCCCAAGACGCATTGCGGTTAAAGATCTCAACCATCATAACAATGTTGTCATCCAGCAGATGCAGCACTCCGTAGAACGGGAGCTTTGTGCGTCTGGTAACTTCAAGAGCCGCTTGGATCTTAGACCAAGAAATCATCCATTCATTTCCGAATGTGGTCTGGAGCTTGTGGAGACCGTAGCTGCGAGTTTTGACCTCATAGATTCCGGTGATGATCCCTTTAGCCGGATCGAAGATGAAGCCATCAATGCGGGAAGGCTCTTGGTCTGATATCGACAAGAACTCCAAGCCAGTCTGACGCTCGATAGCTTTGATCGCGATTCGGTTCTGGCGAAGCGATTCGATACCGGCTGGTTTCTGGCAATTTAAGATTTCCACGGGTCAGTCTGGTGCAGAGTTTTGAGACATACTTCTTGGACCCAACGCTCTAGCTCGCGCTCGGCGTGTTCTGGGTCGTGGGGAGCAATGCGACCGGATAGTTGCTTAGGCATCGACTTAAGGAGTTGCGACACTGCTCCATCGTGTTCCTGCATCGCTTTCTTAACCCAAGCACCGGATACCAGCGTTCGCTCCTTCTCGGACTGAGCCAGTACGTCATCGCGGGAGGAGATTAGGTTTTTTGCTGCGGTAGCGTGGACCGAGACCATTCTGCCAGCATCGAGGGACCGAGATTGAAGAGCTTCAACCGCTAGATCATAAGCGGCTCGCTCGATTTTCTTTTGCCGCTCATACGCTCCCTGCGGGGAATCTTCTGTTGCTAGAGTAGCGTTGATAGCGGCAGATGCTTCGGGAGGTCTGTACGGTCCCCCTGCGAGTTCTGGTGCTGGTTGCTGCTGTATTGCAGTCATTCGCTGGAGCGTCGATGGTCTACCGCCAATCCCTTTGCGCGATCCTCTCCAAGCGTCCGCTTCTTCTGGGGAGGTTAACGGCATCCCTGCTGCGGTAAGTTGCGAGACCCTGCCTTTGGTTAAACCGCTGTGCTTGACGTACTCGGTTTGAGTCATCGCAATTGGATCGGGAGGTTCTCGGGCTTCATCTTGACCAGTTCTTCAAGACCTCGCGTGACGGTTTTGTAAACCGATTTTTTAGGATCGGGAGCGTAGAACATCGCGACTTGGTCGATGGTGAATGATCCGTTTTTGATTCGGTCCAAATGCCACTTGAGCGTTGAGTGTCCAATGTTAAGGAGTAGGTAGTCTGTGGATAGTGACATAAGTTTGTACTACAATAGCAAGTTCGCTCGCACAAGGTCATCGGTCCCGCGCGATCAC